GTATTTGCATGACCCAAGCATTTGTTTACAAATGGATTCATAAACCAACTGGTATGTGGTACATTGGTTCACGTACCGCTAAGGATTGTCATATCAATGATGGATACATTTGTTCAAGTGAAATAGTAAAGCCCATGATACTTGCCAACCCAGAAGAATGGGAACGCTCAATTATTGAAACGGGTGAAAGCAAAGATATGCGCAAACTTGAATCCCGATTGTTAATGGAATCAAATGCAAAAAATAACATAATGAGTTTCAATAGAAGTAATGCAGATGGACCACCAAAACAAAGTAGGAAAAGAACTATGGAAACACCTATGAAAAATAATCAAATTGATCAAACGCCAAAGAAGGGTCGTGGGGGAAAACGAGCCAATTCAGGGCGCAAACTTGGAGCAACCCAAAAGTTATCAGCCACAAGTTTATTAGATGCAATCGCTCAAGTTGATGTTCCATTTGAACAGGGTATTGCTGAAGATTATCATAGAGCCCGCTTATCAGGTGATCTTTATGTTATTCAAAAATATCAGAACATGATCCTAAGTAAAGTTATTGCAGATAAACAAGCATTAGACGTTACCAGCAACGGTGAAACAATGCAAGTTCAATTGGTGTTTACCCCAGTAGAACTGCCAGAGTGGAAGTCAAACACTCTATTATAAATGAAAACTTATCCAATCAATTTGTATGGTGAGCAAACTACAATCTTTAATGATTGGTTAAACACTCGCAAACATTCAATCAACATTGTTCCAGTAGGATCAGGTAAAACATTTCTTGCAGCACTTGCACTTCCAATATTTGCAAGTGATCCCAAGTATCATATGAATCGTGATATCGTTTACTCTGCTCCAACCATGGGCATGATCTCAACATTAATATGGGAACCACTCAAGCGCACTTGTAAAGAATACTTTAATATTGCCGATAAGGATATTAATAATTCTAACATGACCATTAGGTTCCCCAATGATATCTTTATCCGTTGCAAAAGTGCAGAACAAAGAGAAAATCTTCGTGGTATGAATGCTTCAATTTGGATTGCAGACGAAGCAAGTTTGTATACTGAAGATTCATTACAAGAGATAACCAATAGACTTCGCCCATCAGTTAATGATCCAAATAGTGCAGGTCGTTTGATTGTTATATCAACCCCACATGGTAATGGACCTTTATATTCATTGTTCAAAGCAGCGAACAAACTGCCAGATCAGTTTATAGTTAGGCATTATAACTATGAGCAAATGCGAGCAGGTAACTTAAAGTATATTCTTGATCAGAAAAAGATATTAAGTCCAATGAAGTTTGCCAGTGATTACATGTGCAGTTTTGAAACGATTAGCGATCAGTTCTTTTATGCATGGGATAAACATAAGTTTTGCAAACCTGTTGTTGATCTTGGTGGCGACTTATATTCAGGGCATGACTTTAACAAGCGAGTAATGTGCGCTGTGGTTGCTCAAGTAAAGAACCCCTATAAACCTAATGGTGAGATTGAAATATTAAAATCATATGCCATCAATGATTGTTCAACTGAAGGTATCGCACAAGCAATCAGACAAGACTTTCCAAGAAGAAGAATCAATAGTGTAATTGATATGTCAGGTACTCAAGTAAACAGAGATACTACCAGTGCGTTTGGTATTACTGATAGAACCATTCTTGAAAAGTATGGCTTTGCAATCATAAACAATCGTAATAGTAATCCATTGATAGCAGATACAGACAATACCTCAAATGCTTTTATCAATCAAGGTAGACTGATTATTAATCCAGATGATGAACGATTATTAGAATCATTATCAACCTATCATTTTGAAGATGGTACTCGTAAAAAGTTAGTCAAATATACTGAACAAGCCTATGCTCATATAGATGGTTTGGGAGATAGTTTACGATATTTGATTCATCACTTGTTTCCTATTAGACATGATACTGGGCTTGAACAAGATTATGTTACCAGTGATACAAGATTTTATAAGAAGCCTGGTGGCGAACATTTACCAGTTAGTCCTCTTTATGCTGGTGGTCCAACTTGGGAAGAATTATTAACCACAGACGGTGAACAAGAAAATGATTACCAAACTTGGTAAAGTTATTCATCATTTATCTTTAATGATAAATAAAATAACTTAGGAACATTATGGCAACACGATCAAGAAATGCAACAGAAGCAGATTATCAATCTTACTTTGACAGTCATATTAAACATGACCCAGTAACTGATTGCTATTTGTGGACAGCAGCAAAGAATAACATTGGCTTTGGATTCTTTAGATACCAAGGCAAAATGCAAACAGCCCATCGTGTTGCATTAAAACTTATTGGTCAAGATATAGAGGGCAAAGTTGTTCATCATGTGTGTAACAATTACGATTGTGTTAATCCTGATCATTTAGTTGCAGGAACTTATAAGAATAAAGGGGAAAGCATGAGCAAAAAAGGCAGTGCTGGTGTTGTTAGTAAAAACCCTAAATATTTTCAAACGTGTCCTCACTGTGGTTATCATGGTATTCCAGGTATCCTCGGAAGGTTTCATAATGATAAATGTAGCCAAAAGGTTTAATTTTTACAAAGACTAAATACATATTATGATTACACTTATCTGCGGTGCCAGTTTGGCAATAGCGCATCAATGCAAACTTAAGGAAACAAAATGAGGAACAAAGATTTACTACATCGCAGCGCAATCTACACTGCGATCTACCAAACAATGGCCGACTATCAGTTGGCATATCTTGGTGGAACAGCATTCAAAAGACAAGCACGTAAGAAGCGCCCAAGCGAAGATGAAAAGATTCATATTGATGTAATCACTCATACTGTTGCACAGCCTATTTGCCGTTATATCGTTGATACATTAAACAATTATGTATTTGAACCGGGCATAAAACGTGACTTAAGATTTGCAACTCCGCAGGGTGTTCCAGTTGATGAAGAACTAACTGACTGGGCTGAACTTTTGCAATTAGATGCAAATATGACCAACAACAGTTTAACTGGTGTTATGGAACAAGTTGGTCAAGTATCAAGTATATTTGGTTATGCTTGGGTATTTGTTGATATGCCTCAACAAGAAGAAGGTAATCTTGGTCGTCCATATGTGTGCGTTGTAAGTCCAATGGATGTGTTAGATTGGAACTTTGAATTCTATGGTGGTCGTCAATTATTAAAGTATGTTAAGGTTAGAGAGTTTGAAGAACATGATTGTGTATATTTTAAAATATATCGCTTAGGTGACTCAACAACTCCATCAAGTTGGGAAAGTTGGAAAGTTATAAAAGACAACAACTCAGAAGGTCCTGCAGAATTATTAGACAAAGGTACCTTTCCTCCTGGTATGGCTATCCCTGGTTTCATTGCATATGGTCGCAGAGATCCACGTAGAACTGATGTTGGTATCAGTGATATTGATGCAGCAAGTGATGCACAACGTGAGCATTATAAATTAGAGTGCGAAGCATACCAATCAATTCAATTTGCAAAAACAATCATTCGTGCTGATCCAGGTATCAAAGTGCCAGCACATGCAGGTGCAATTGTAAGAGCAACCCAAGGACAAATTGAATCAATCAAAATTGATACTCAAGATGTTCAAATGATTATTGACAAACAACAAGATATCCTTGAACAGTTAGAAAAACTTCTTGGCTTTGGTGGCTTACGCAAGAATGTTGTTACAGCAGTTTCTGGTGTATCAATGATTGAAGAACGCCGTAATGTTCATAAACTTGCAAGAGCAAAAGCCAGATTAATGGAAATTTGTGAAGAACAAATTTGGACCTTTGCTGCAAGATTTATGGATATGCGTTGGGCTGGTGAAGTGCATTATGATACTGATTATGAAGCAAGCGATACCGATTATCGTTTGGCATTATTGAACCATGCAAAAACTCTTGCTGGTGATAATCCAATCATTCAAGGATTGATTGTTAAAGAGTTAGTTGCATTGCTTTGCCCACCTGAAGAAGTAAATGAATATGTAACCGCGACAATGCCAACGTTACCACAAGAGTATCAAGATATTGTATCAGAAGAACACATGGGAAGTTATACACGCGATTTAGGTATTCAAGTTCCAATTAAAGGAACTCAAGAAACCGATGAGATGGAAGAAACAGAACTTTATTCGGGCTTAGGAACAGGTATAACTTATACTGGTCAGTCAAGTTACAATCCAGTGGCAGATCAGTTGGTTGGACAAGCATCAGGAAGATAACATGTTAGCAGATTCATTAAAAAAATATTTAGGAACCAATATAGTTTTTACCACAAAGGCGCAAGCCTTTCACTGGAACACAGAAGGAATGTTGTTCAGTCAATTTCACGAGTTCTTTGGTGAGATTTACACAGACACATATAGCGCACATGATACTATTGCAGAACACATCAGAACATTAGATGAATTTGCTCCAGGATCATTAAGTCGTTTTGCAGAATTGAGTATTTTGACTGAACAAACCAAGATACCAAAATTAAATTTAATGGTTAAAGAATTGTTGGAAGACAATGACAAGATCCTTAAATTTTTAAAAGATTTGTTTGATGAAGCAACAAAAGAAAGAGAAAATGGAATTGCAAACTTTATTGCAGATAGACAAAGCCAGCATGGTAAGTGGCATTGGCAATTGAGGGCAACTCTTCAACCAGAGTAAATACAAAAAGATAAATACTGTTTGTAGAACAAATTAATCCTATCGGTGACTCCGTTATAGTCTTAACTAAGGAACTTTAAAAAATGAGTGATTTCAAAAACGAAATTAATAGCGTTGGCAACGTTAGCCAGGTAGCAGATAACCTTGATGCAAGTCAAAACACTGAAGGACAAGCGCAAGTAAACCCAGGTGCGATCCGTAAGGCTCAAACTCAGGGAATTCTTAATGCTCTAAGTGCAGCAGCAGGGACACAGTTTGATAGTGTTGAAGCCGCAGCAGCATGGGCAGCAAGAGTTGGCGCAGGTCAACAACTCGGTGGTTCCGCACAACCAAAGGTAGATAATCAACCAAAGCAAGGTAGAACCACTACTACTGATCTTCAAGAACAGTTTAGCGCATTGCAATCAAAACTTGCAATCCAAGAACAAGTTCTTCGTGAGAAAGAATTAGATGGTGATATTCGCAGTGCAATGGGTGAGAAATTTGACAGTGATCTAACTGATTATGCTATGACAAAAGTAAAGTCTAACATTCAATGGAATGAAGATGGTACTTATAATATCATAAACACTAAAGGTCAACAACGATACTCACAAGATGGTACGCCTTTAACGATCCAAGGGTTAGTAGAAGAAGTTGCAAAGGGTAATCCTAAACTTCTTAAACAGAATATATCTAACAGTGGATCAGGTTTACGACCAGGACAAGGTAACTTCGCAGGTGCTCCCGACGATGCTATCCCTGATTATACTCGCGACCCCGCAGCATTCAATGCTTGGGCACAACGAAATGGTCTAGGAAAGAACGTTGGATTAAAGGGTACAAACATTCAAGTTTCCAATTCTATGGTAAATAAAAAGATATTCTGATTGCCAACATTCATTTAAAGGAAAATTAAAATGGCTTATATTTTAGGTGGTTCAAACGACGAAGGCTTCGGCTTTGAAAAAGCAATTGCAAACTTCGCTATTCGTGCAGTACACGAGTCAACTGGTCTAGTTAACTTAACTACAGTTGTTACTCCAACTCAAGGTAACGTATTTGAGATCCCAACATTCGCTCCAATTACATATCAGGACTACAATCCTGCTGGTAGTGGTGGTAATGTTTCTGGTAATGCTTCAGAGCAAAACCCAGCACTAGGTCAAAATTCAATTACTGCTAGCCCAACAGCAGCAGCAACTGCATTTGACGTATTCTATGGTTTCACAACCGCATTCAACTTAGCAGCAACTCTTGGTGCTGAACTAGGTGAATCTTTCGCAGAGAAAGTTGATCAACGTGTTGCTGGCGCATTCTTGTCATTCAAAGTTGATGCAGGCAATGAATACTATTCAACAAGTGCTGATGGTTTCGCACGTGTTAAGCAACTAGGCGCAATGGATCTAATGGCAATTGGTGAAACCCCAACAGCAGTTGAGCCAGGCTTTACTTCAACTTCAGTTCTAGAACTAGTTCGTAACGTTAAGTTAAACTGGAAAAAGGCTCGTCTACCAGGTTCACCAGCATTGATCCTTGATCAAGATACTCAGTTCCGTCTATTAGGCGAATTAACTGGTGGTGCTATTAGTCAAACCGGTGGTTCAAATCTATCCGATCTAGGTAACGAATTGTTATCAAGCGGCAAGATTGAAAACATCTATGGTTGCATGGTAATGTTCACAACCTTCTTATCAACTGCTACTCGTACAGTAGGTGGTTTAGGTTCAGAAGTTCTTGTTGGTGGCTATGTTGGCGATCAAGCAATTTATACTGTTATGAAACAGGGTCTTGAGATCAAGATGGGCGAGAAGCCTGGTGGATTGCAAATGTGGTTAACTGGTATTGGTTACTTTGGTTCTGGCGCAGGTGATTTGCGTCGTGGTGGTGCAATTAACGTTCAATTGTTCACAGTCTAATCAAAGCAAACAAATACTATAGGAGAATTAAATGAGTGTTCCATTTCAAAGAATTTCAACAGCAACAGTAACTGATATTCAGTTCTATGACCCAGCGGCTGAAAAACGTGCTGCAAGTCTTGGAGTTGATTGGGACACTTATTTTCATGTAGGCTCACAAGAGATTTTATATCAATTGGAGTTTGGTTGGTGGCCAAAGTATGTAGAAAATACTTGGGGTGCTTGGTATTTCAAGAACAATGCACAAGGAAAGATTGTTTCGGCATTCAATCCAAGTCAGTTAGTGAAAACAGATCAAACCTTAATTCGTTTGGATTGCTTTAAAGCAATTGCAATATTTTACGAAAGTTTAGTAACCGATGTTTCAAACATCAATGAAGTTGATAAAGTAAACTATGATCATAGCATTGCTCGCTATCTCACAGAATACGAAAAGGCAACACAACTATCAAACTTCTATGATTTGTTTCAAGATGGGTTTATTTCTAAACTTGAAGAAAATTATCAAGCAGACGTTGATTTCTTTCAGGGTGACAGGAGATATTTCTAAATGGCAAGTCCATTAATCACGACTGAACAAGTGGCTGAGTATTTCAAAAAACTTAAAACGGGTTTTGAAATATTTCAAGAGTATGCGGTTAACAAGGAAGTAAATCGTCATGGTATATATATCAATGACCCTTCTGAGGCAAATCGTTCACCTTATTCACTTGCGGTAAATTATGGAGGAAACATTTATGAAAGTAGTGACCAAATGTTTATCATATTGGTTACCTTTCAAGATGATATTAACAAACCAAAAGCCGAGAAAGCAATTACTGATATTATCAATGATAATGTTTTATTGAATGGATACCACAAACGTGAATATACCATGCAGCAAACTTATCTTAATAGAGCAGAATACAGAACTTATAGTTTTAGTTTAACTAGATTAGAATTCCAATAAACCATTACACAAGGAGAAATTACAATGGCACGCATTACAACTAACACGACTGGTACACAACCAGTCATTCACATTGGATTGGTAGGGGCTAACCTTGCAAATTCAAGCGTATCAATAGCACTTCCGTTTGTGCAAGATGTTACCGTTACTAACAGTACTGGTGTATATTCTTACATTACATTTAGTGATGTTGATACTCGTAAATTAAGTACACCAGCAGATAATGAAATCTCAACAAACGTTGTTATTGACAATGAAGCATATTTTGGTAACGTAACTGCAACTGCTAATACAGCGGCTGCACTTGGTGTTGCTAGTGTTTCAATCAACAAACAAACTGTTGACTTCAAGATTTATTTGAATGGCGTAGGCGCAAATGCTTACTTCTATTCAGGTACTGGGTTCTTAACAAACTTGGCTCCAACAGTAAGTCCAGACGCACCAGTTTGGGTAACACCATTAACAATCGCTGTTGATGGTCCACTAACAGTTGGTAAAGTGTAAGTTTAATTACACTTAATAATAGGGATGTTAAACGCATCCCTATTTTTTTATCTTAGGAAAACAAATGAATGAGGACAAAAAACCAGACAGAGTTTGGATTAAAACAAATGAACAAAAATTAGATGCATTAATAGCAGATGAAGTAAAGCAAGCACCCATGCTTGAAGAAATGCTAAATACAGTTAAGCAATTAAAAGCGAAAAATAGTTTTCGTATTGCTTTATTAAACCAATTAAAAGAGGACAATAACAAATGAAATTATCACAACTAACCGCAAAACCGCAATTGATTCTAGTGCAACTAGATGATGCAGAAACAATCAAAGAATTTAAAGAGCCAATTGAATTCCATACATGGGATCGTCAACCAATGGACATCTTTATGAAATTGGCCAGCGCAACACAAGAAAATACTGGTAACATAATTGATATTGTAAAAACCCTAATCTTAGATGAGAATGGTAAACCCGTTCTTACCGATGATGTAATGCTTCCAACTAATGTTTTGATGAGAGCAATTACTAAAGTAACTGAGATGCTGGGAAAGTAACCAGCGGCAAAATTGATATTAATGGATCAGAGATGGGCCTGATTCTAACAATTGATGCGATAGCAGAACGTTACAAAATGCTACCAAGTCATGTGTTAGAATCAGCAACAACATTTGATCTTTATATCCTTGATGCTGCAAAAAGTTTTTACAATTATCATGAAAAGAAAGCAAACGGTCAGGTCGCAGAAAATTTCTCTGTTGACGAAATGGCTGAGATGATAAAAAAAGTAAGGGATTAAAATGAGTATAAAATTTGAATTGCTGATTAAAGATAACATAACTTCAAGTCTTGCAAAGATACAAAAGAAGTTGGATCAATTGCCACAAGAGGCATTCAATTTTTATAAAGATATTACTCCTGTAAAAAGTGGAAATGCTCGTAAAAAAACAACTTTCAATAAGGCTAAAGAGGAAATCAAAGCCTCTTATCCTTATGCTCAACGTTTGGATGAAGGTTATAGTAAACAAGCACCACATGGTATGTCAAAGCCTACTGAAGATTTTATCGCAAAACGTAGTAGACAAATTATAACAGGAAAATAATTCATGGCTGATTTAACCTATACAGTTGGTGTTGAAACATCACAAGCACAACGAAATTTAACATCATTACAACAAAACCTTGGTAAACTAACAACTTCATTTGGTGGTCTTAAAACTGCCGTAGCAAGTATTGGTTTTACTTCTTTATTATCAAGTGCCCTATCATATGCTGATGCAATATCAGACGTTGCCACTGCAAGTAATGTTGCTGTTGGTACTGTGTTGGCATTTGGAAAAGCAGTACAAGCAAACGGTGGTGAAGTTGATAGCGCACAAAAAGGCTTATTAAAATTAGTTCAAACAATTGATGATGCTGCTCAGGGTAGTGCAAAAGCCCAAGATGCATTTAATGAAATTGGAATAAGTTTAAATGATCTTGCTACATTAAGTGAAGAAGATTTACTTAAGAGAACCATTGATGGTTTAAGCAAAATTGATAGTAATAGTAAACGACTTGGTCTTACTGTTGATTTATTAGGTAAAAGTTTTAGAGGTGTTGATATCAGAGGCGTTGGTGCTGGATTTGCTCAAGCCAGTATTGATAGTCAACAATATGCAGCATCAATTGCAAAAGCCGCTGCTGTTCAAGACAAGTTAGAAAAAACAATCGGTGATTTTAAAATTGCATTATTGAGTGCGATTGAACCATTGCTTGATATGGTTAGCGGATTGAATTCCAGCATTGAAGTTATTAAAAATGTTGTTAAATTTTTATTAATTATAGCAGCAGCCGCAGCATCATTATTTGTTTTTGGTAGAGTAATTGCAGCAATTGCAAGTGGATTAGCAACTTTAGGTTTAGCCGCTGAAACTGTTTCAAGTGTATTTTTGAATTTAAGTTTGCGTTTTACAACTGTTTCTAGAGTAGGCGCTTTATTTTCTGATGCAATGGCATGGGTTGGTGTTCAACTTGGTCGTTTGGTTACTATATTCCCAGCAGTCGGAGAATGGATTGCTTATATCGGAACAAAGATGCAATCAGTTGTGGTAGTATTTACCGCAGCCGCAACCGCAGCAGCCTTATATTGGAAAGAACTTAAAAACTTTGCTGGCTTTAGTGATAAGGCTGCTGAAGCCGATAGACGTTTGCAAGAGGCAATGAAGAATTCAACTCATGGGCAACGTAGTGAAGAAATTAAAAAACAAGGTGCTGCTCAGCGTGAAGTAATTGATGCAACTGCAAAACAAGTAAAAGCAATTGGTGAATTAGGTAAAGCATACCAACTTCAAAATAAAGCAGCAATTGAAACAATTAATGCAGAAACTCAATTACTTGGTAAGAGTGATTATGCAATTGCAATGAAACGTGCTGAACTTGATATCACTGCAAAAAATAAAGCAGAGGTTGATAAGTTAACTCAAGCCAAAATTGCATATTTAAATTCAACTGAGAATGCAAGTCCAAAGGTTATTGCTGCATATGATAATGAAATCAAAAAGGTTAAAGAAGGTCTTGCTGCTGATATCCAGCGTGTGCAAGTTGCCACTGATGGCTATCAACAACGTATTATGGTTCTTGATCAATTTGCTGCCAGACTTGAAGAAGTCAATCAGATGGAAGAATATGCAACCAAACAAGGTGAAGCATTAACTGAAAGTTATAAATCAGTTGTTAAACCACTACAAGAAGCAAATAAAACAATTGAAAAACGGTATGATTTAGAAAAATCAATGCGCGGTATGAATGATTACCAAATTGAAACAGGCAATCAAATTTTTGATATTGAAGAAAAACGCAATCAGGCTTTAAAAGAAATAAGAGATAATACCTTATTGACAGTTGACGCACAAAAGATGATGAGTGATGAAGTTGTTGCAGGTTACGATAAACAAATTGCAATGACTAAAAGAAATCGTGATGAACAATACAAATATTCACGTGAATTTTCAACTGGTTGGAACAAAGCCTTTAATGATTATGTTTCACAAGCAACTAATGCAGCCAACTTAGCAAGTCAACAGTTTGGTGCGTTTACTAACTTTGTTGATAGTGCAATCAATCAATTGGTTGATAATGGTAAGATCAGTTTCAAGAGTTTAGTTGACAGTTTAATTAAAGAATTGTTGAAAGCAGAATTAAAGAATGCAATTGGTTCAGTTGCCGCAGCAATGGGTGGTATTGGTAAAGCAGCAGGTGGAGCAGGTGCTGCTGCAAGTGGTGGCGGCATTGGTGATTTTTTAAGTACAGCCTGGGACTTTGGTAAAGGATTACTTGGTTTTGCAAATGGTGGAAATCCTCCAGTAAACAAGCCAAGTATTGTTGGTGAACGTGGACCTGAAATGTTTATACCAAAGACTGCTGGAACAATCATTCCAAATGGTGGTGGTGCTGTTAATAATACCTATAATACATATAATATCAGTGCCATTGATAGCAAATCAGTTGCTCAAATGTTCTCAGAAAATCGTAGAGCATTGCTTGGAACTGTTCAAGCAGCGCAAAAAGAATTACCATATAGAGCAAGATAAGGATAAACAATGTCATTACAAACAATAATTAACAATTCAAATCAACTTACGATTAATCGTCGTAAGATGGTTGGTATTCAATATACAAGAAATGAAATCCCAAGAGTTAGTGAAACACCTACAACTAATCCATGGCGCTTTACAGTTTCACTTCCAAACAATTTACGTTATGGTACTGCTCGTAGCGTGTTAGAAGCAGTTGATAGATTAGATCGTGTCTTGCCTGAAATAATTACATTTAGCAATTTGCCATCATTAAGTTGGATTTTTCGTTATCAAGGTACTGCAACTCTTTCGCAATTGAATACAATCACTGTTTCAAGTTTTGTTGGTAATCAGTTGACATTAACTAACTTGCCAGTCTTGCCCTCAACAGCAGTTTTGTTTGAGCCAAATGATTTAATTCAGATTGGAACCAACCCTTACCCATTTACAGTTAGTTCGCAAGTTGTAAGAGGATCAAGTGGTACTGTTACAGTAACAACTGGTAGACCAAACATCTTAACAAATCCAGTAGGTGGCAATTCAATCATTGTTGGTAACGCTTGTCAGTTCAGAATGTTTTGCCCCAACATGCCTACGTATAAATTAATAGTAGGCGGAACAACTTACCAAGGCAATGTGTTAACAGGTAATGCATTGATTGAATGGTCAAGTGATTTTGAACTATATGAATATGTGGGGTTAGCATGATAAGTTTAATAGACGATCCAATGATTTCAAATGAATCACCGATCAAATTTCCAACAAGAGA